TAAAGGAGGCGTTGTAGATGGTGTTGAATCAGCATTTGCTGGATAATCTCTAAAATATAAAGTTATTTTTACGTTACCTTCTAAGCTCTTAAAGTCTGGAATAAATCTTTTAACGCGCATAATGAGTTGACCATCACCAGCTAATCCTTGTTCTGATATGTCATAATCTCCTGATTTAATGTATGCGGCTATTGCAGTTTTATTTCCGTTTGCATCTACTTCATTAAAACCTGTTTCTTGTGCCCAGTATTTAGATGAACCATAAGTATTAGTTACACCATTAATAGTTGGAAATGTTGGTGTTCCTGTTCTATTATATTGTGTTGCGTAAGGTAAACTAAATGTGGTTGCATCTTGATATGTTGTTCTAGCTAATGATCCAACTGACCAAGTATTTTCAACAAAATTATAAACTACATTTCTATCTATTTGAGATGATCCTGATTGTGCATAATTAAACCCAACCTCATTAAATAATGAATTATGATATGCATAAACTATCTGACTTGCATCATAGTTAATACCTAAATTATCTCCAGTTGTTGTAAATACAAAGTCTTCAACAAGTGACGGTATTTGTTTAACTGTTCCATCAAATGCAAAAAAACCTCCTCCATAACCCATCCAAAATACTGCACCTTGTGCATATATCATTGCATGTTGACCAATACATCCGCAGTTTGTTCCAACTTGTCTAATTGAAAATGTAAATGGTGGTCCAACAAATTGAATTGTATAAGCTGCTTGATCTGTAAGAACTAATATATAATCTTTACCTTGTAGTGCTCCAATAATCTCATTACCCGTATCTAGTCTAAAAGTTCCAGCAGTATTTGTAACCGTTGGATTCCAAGTATTAATATCCTCTTGATTTGAAAATCTTATAAACATTGGATCTTGAGTTGTCGGATCTCCAATAGTTGTTTCTGTTCCAAATAAAAATAAATGTCTATCCCTATCTGATACAACAGAACAAACTGATGCTGTTGGAGCATTTGTTACAACAGTTGCCCTTACAGTTAATCTTCCTATTGCAGATGGGTCCCAAGTAAATGTTTTTCCGTTTTTAATTGTAGCAACTAGAATCTGTCCATAGTTATCGAGTGACCAGGAACCAGGGGCAAGAACAACACTCGTTGTAGATCTTTCAGTTCCCCACGTAGATGATCCCCATGTAGCAGTTCCCCATCCATAAGCTGGAGTTTGTGCAGCTGGTCCAATTATTTCATATGCTTGAAAAGATAAATTTCCTCCGGTTGTAACACCAGTGCCAGTTTCAGCTGTAGGCATTGTAAGAGTAAATGTAGAAGAACTTGGCACTGATCTAACTTCAAATGTATTTGTTGTAAAACTTGCTGATGTATAACTTGTTGTAGGTGCTCCTGGAGTTGTTGCTGAAGAAAATATTAAATAATCTCCAATAGATAATCCATGACCTGCTTTTGTAATTGTGACTGTTGCTGATCCAGTTGTTGATGTATAAGTACATCCTGTTACAGCTGTTTGAAGAGGTGTAATATCAAAAATATCTTGTTCATAATAAATTGCGAGTATTTTAGAAGTACCTAAAGCTGCATATTTTTTACCATCCAATGCAGTCCAAGTATGTTGGTCTCTAACAGGACCTGCTAAAGTATCCGGAATTAACTGTTGCCATCCACCTATTTTTTGTGGTTCTCCATAACGAAATCTAATATTATCACCTTCAATCCATTGCCCTTCGGCTCCGGTTGCAGTTTGTTGTTTATTAAATCCTGGCTTAAATTGTATCTTCTGTAAAGGCATAAGCCTTCCTTTATATAATATAAAACTATTAAATAACAGATATATTATATCTTAACAATAATTTCTTTCAATCTTGCTCTTAATTTACCTATTGTATCTGAATATTTCTCATTAATTTCTATTAATGTTTCAATATGTAATTGATGTTTTTCAATTCTTTCTTGTAATTCTTTGTTTAATAAAACTTCTGATTTTTTAACCATAATTTCCATTTGAAGTTTTTCTTCTAGTTCTTTTATTTTATTTTCTAATTCTTGTATCATATTTATTTTTTAAACCAACTTGTAAGTCCTAAGTGAGGACGTTTATCATATAAATTTTCTTTAGCTCCTTTAGTTTTTAAATTATTGTAGTGTAAAAAAACTTGAATACATTTATCCCCATTAAATTCTTCTCTCCAATGTTCTAATTCATTACCTTTATAAACTAACATATCTCCTGGTTTTAAATTAATTTTAACACCTTTAGAATTACTTTCAAAAGTTATTTTTTTTCCATCAGGTATTCCTACATTTTCAGCATCACTTAAAAAAATTGGCCATTCATCTCCTCCTAAATTTAATGTTGTAGATATTTCACAACTAAATCTATCTTTATGACGTTTTAATATATCTCCTTTTTTGTAAATTCTAGCATAAGAATAATTAGGATTTAATTTTAAATTTGTTTCTTTTTCCATTGTTGAAAGTAGTTTTATTAATAATGTTTCCATAACAATATCTGCATAATGAGAATAAGTATTTTTAACCATAACATCATTCCATACACCGAAATATTCAGTAAACTGACTAATGTAACGTGTATCAAACATTGTTCTTGCTACTTGTCTTTTCATTAAAAAATAATCACAACAAAATTTTGCAAGCTCTTCAGATACTGCTTTTTTTATAATTATATATTTATTTTTTTCAAAATTCATATTTTTTATTTAAATGGATATCCTAGGTTCCAAATTACCAATGAATATCTTATTCCTTTCGTTACTGGTTTAACTCTATGCCATACATGCGAAGGAAATACAACTATAGAACCGCGTGAGGATATTTCTTCACATTTTTTTATTGATTTTCTATGAGGTTCAGTATTTCTAAAATCAAACTCTAATTCTCCACCTTTATAATCTTTTGGATCTGTTAACTGACAAGTTACAGATAATTTTCTAATTTTATTGTGTACGTTTGGATCATCTGGTTTATCATAAGGTTTATCCCATGAATCAGCATGCCAGTCATAAAATTGATTTAATTTGTATTTTGTAAATTGACAAGATTCTGACCAATCCCAATTAAAATTCCAGCCTGCTAATTTATTTGCTTTATGAACATATGGATGAATTTCTTTATAAATCCATTGATCATTTAACCAAACAACATTTGAATCTCTTTTCTTCTTTAAATCTCTTAAATCTTTTTTAGATAAAGGTTTACCTTTTTTAATTTTATCAGTTTGTCCACCTGTTAACGCAATTTGCTCTTGTTGTTCAATACCGTATTTAATTAACTCATCACAAAACCTAGGTGTAAGCACATTTTGAAAATAATAGTAATAGTTCTGTAGATTCATTCTATTTAATTTATATTAAATTTTTATATAAAAGTAAATGGCTATTTTATATAGCTACCCATGAAAAAGATGAAGGAATCCATGCAAATTCTTTATTATCTTTATCTTTACCTATCCATCTTAAGTTATTCTCATCCCAATAAACTAAATAACGTAAATTAGAGTTGATTATTTTTTGAAGATTTTGATCAAAATAAGGTTCTTGATATTCGTTTCCATAATATATATTTGATGGAAATGAAACAGGTGCTTGCCAGTCGTCATTGACATCAAGTATCCAAGAAGAATAAGGTTGTGGTCTTATAAATTTATTTTTTGCAAAATCATAGGTAAATCCAACTCCAGCATATTGTTTTCTAAAATTGTTATTATAAGAAGTTTGAACCCATCTTACTGCATTTTCAGATAACTTACATACAGATTTAAATTGTTCTGCTGCTTGTTCAGATTGTTCTCCACCATTATTCGCAATATCTTGATTACAAGCGGTTACCACTCTTATTACTTTATTATTTATATCTAATTCTGCAAAATGTGCCATATTTTTAAAAAGTAAAACTTCCAGGTACTGTAAATGTTAAAATAGTAGCTGATCCATCAGGAGCTGGACTTGTTGTTTTAGTATTAGTTCCTGGTGAAACTGAAAAACTTGGACCACTTGCTGAAGGTGCTCTAATAATAACAATACCTGATCCACCAGATTTTCCGCCAGAACTTCTATTTGAAGCTCCGCCTCCTCCTCCTCCGGTATTTGTATCTCCTGCTGATCCTACTGCTCCTCCACCTGATCCTCCTGGACTTCCATTACCTGCTGCTCCAGTTCCTGCTCCACCACCTGAATATGATACCGGTGATCCTGTAATACTACTTGATGAACCTGGCGCTCCACTACCACCAGTTCCTGGTTGTGGTACTGGGTTTACTGGTCCTCCTCCATTTCCTCCAACACCTCCAATTCCGCCTCCGCCGCCTCCGGCTTCGTTAAATAAAGCATCGCCACCATTGTTGCCTTGTGGTGGACTTGTAGGAGGATCATTTCCTAATCCACCTCTACCATTTGGTCCCGTAAATCCTCCAAGACCTCCTCCTGAACCACCGTTTGGAACACCACCTGTACTTTGAGATCCTCCACCTCCTCCACCTGAAGATGCAAAAGGGGGATTAGTATAAATAATTGATTGTGGGCCTTGAACTCCATTTTCATTAGAATTAGGTGATCCACCAGCTCCTCCTGCTCCAACTTGAACTGGAGTGGTACCTCCAAAAATTTTTAATTTAGTTCCACCTGGAAAAGAAGTTCTATACCCTCCACCACCTCCTCCACCAGAAGTATATTGATATCCTGCTCCACCTCCACCTGAACCACCACCTCCAGCTACTACTAAATAATCTATTTCAAGTGTTTTAGCTCCAGACGTAAGTCCAAATGCTTTTGCTGATGCTGCTCCGCGTGTAGATTGTAAAGGCATTCTTTCTACTCCTTATTTAAATTGAGTTTGTGCTGCTAATATTGTGTAAGTTGATGCCGCTGTTTTGATTGCTGTGTAAGTGTAGACATCATTAGATGAAGCGTTTCCACCTGTTGGAGCCGAGCCACCTTGCCAAACAACTGTAACGTTTGTTGATGTACCATCAACTGTTAATACAGAAGTGTTGTAGAATGTTGTGTTTCCTTGTTTCGTAATTAATGCAGCTGTTACAGACTCACCCGTTGCTAGAGCAGCGTTTAATGTAGTTGAAGCATTTCCTCTAAAATTAACTGTGAAGTTAGAACCTAAATTAACATTTTGAAAATAAACAGCTTGTGTAAGTACATCATATGTAAATGCAGTTACAAAAGTTGTAGAAACTGTTACCGCTTCAAACACACCAAATATTTTTGCTTCACCATTAACTGTAATTCTTCCAAGATCACCTTTTGGTGTTAATGTTAATCCAACATTTGTATCTCCACCTGTTGCAGAAATAACTGGGCTTGATCCAGCTGCAGCGTTAGCTATTGTAATTTCATTTGTAGCTGATGCAGTTGTTGAAAATTTAATTTGTTCATTAGCATTTTCATCTATAATTCCATATGTACTTGCAACTATAATATTTTTTGAATTTGTACTTAAGTTCGCTGCTAGTGTTGGAGCAAAATCATTAGATAATTTTCCAATGTTAGAATCTACAACATCTGTT